GTCAAACGCGAAATGATGAAGATGCTAATCGTCGGTGCCTCTGTCGAGGTGCTTGTCGAAGGATATATCATGCAGGGGTTCCAAGAGGGTCGGTTTAACCCTGATGTTGGCGTGATGATGAAGGGTCCTCTTGCAATGGTAATCGCTGGGATGGCAGAAGAGGAAGGTATTCCGTATCGTTTCTTTGAGAACGACGACGAACTAGAGCGTGATGAAATGGACGACGATACATTCTTCCAGATGATGAAGCAAAACAATCCTAGCATGTTTGCGTATGTTAGCGAACAGATTAACGAGGAAATTCGGCGTGGCTACATACCGGATGAGCCGGAGCCAGAAAGCTTTATGAACATGAAACAGATGGAAGAGGCTGAATAAGATGGGTATTGGTGCAGCATTCGCTACTGGCCTTATCAAGGGCTTCACACAGAGCATTGAAAAAGAAGAAGCAAGACGTTTAGCTGAACAGGCTAAAGTTGACAGAATTGAAGAATTGGCAATTCAAGCAAGCTTTGATCCTAAGAAAGATACCAGCGGCATATTTCCTCTGATTAAATCCGCTCGTCAAAAATTCAGTGAGCGTGAGCCTATTGATATGTTTGGTCGCGCAACCGACGGGATAGATTTGGATCTTGCAAAGATGCAAGGTGCTATAACCAAAGCCAGCGCATACGAATCAAAAGTGGGCAGATTTGGATTTAATGTTGACGTTAGAAAGTTTAGTTCTTTGGGCGATAGCTACGGTGCTATTGCAGATATGAACTCACAGCTTCTTGGAAACACAAAAAATAGAAACATGCTTCTAGAGGCAGACGATGCAGAAGTAGCTGGACTTCAAAGCCTATATACTGCTCATGCAAGCCGTATCCTCAACGATTTTGCAAAAAGCAAGCAGGGCGGCAAAGAAATTAAGATTGACACATCTATCTTGAGAGGTATTCAAGAGTTTGACACAATCATGCGTCAGCGTACAGGAGACGAAAACTATAGTACTTTAAGTCGAGCGTACGGTGAAACCAACGGTAAACCGGCATACGTAAGTCCTACTAATCCTACAGACGTTATTGTTGCCAGCGGCTTTGGTGAGTATGAAGCAGGCTACAATACACTTGGAAACTCTCTTCGAACTGACTTTGAAAATTTACCAAATGTCTGGGCCAAGTACACTGAGCAAACTGGTATGGCTACCAAAGCAGAGCGTCAGTCGTGGTTCAACGCTGCACGAGACATTGCAAAAGATTTTTCAGATAAAGGGTTGGTTTTTCCTACCAAAGCCCTTGCTATCTCTAGCATGACACAGGAAAATGCTGCAACACTCCTCAACACCATCATTGAAAAAACAAACGGTAGCGCAATAGGTGCCGCCTATGTGTTCGGAGCATTTCAAGAAGTAGAAAACTGGGACCCAGATACTAACTTCGACTATGTTGACGAGTCAATTTCAAACCGTTTGTTTTCTGCGCGAGAGTTATTTGGACAAACCGCTAAAGAATCCGACTACGGAAAAATTGAAGCGGCTAACATGGAACTAACTGAAGTTTTAGGGACAGAAGGCGGTGACACAGGTATATATGGTTTGCTCAACATGGCAGAAACCGAATTTGACGCGCCGGTTGTTCTCGATTCAATTAAAGGCAAGCTTGCATCTGTTGGGGCTATATTTACAGCCCTTGCCGATAATTCCACAAAAATAACAAGATCAACTGTTAGTGCTTTTGCTCCGGCTGCGGACATAAGAAGCGATTCTGAGGCTGCAGCTTTGAAAGGAAGAATAGATCCTGAAACCGGTGAACCCTATAGGTTCTTGACAGACAGTTATGTATCGGGCTTAAATAATAAAATTGAAATGGCTCGTGAACGCGGAAAACTAAATCGGAAAGAAGGAGAAACCCTAGAGCAAGCTGGCGCAAGATACGCAGCCTTTGAAGCTCTTCGTATATCTCTTGCATTCCAGATGGCACGTGCTGCTGATCCGTCAGGTAGACTGTCTAACCAAGACATTGAAAACCAACTTGCTCGTCTTGGTCAAAATTTTGATACACCGGCTGCAATGAAGGCTCGTTTGAGAGTTGCTATTTCAGATTTCGAAACCAAAAAAGCACGATACGGTGCAATCATAGAAACCGTTGGGACAGGTTCAGGAAAAGCAACTGTTGCATCCAAGAAACTAATTAAGGGAATCGTCGGTATTGATAAGTTGTCTAAGAAGGCTCTGGGTGGTCAGGGCAGCTTTGCACAGTACATAGAATCAGCAGATGGTACTATGGCACCAGCCTACGATCCACCAACAGGCCAAGCACCATCTACACAATATATCAGCATAGACGGAAGACCCGTGTTTCCCGCACTGTCTGGGGGTATTCCTGTCACAGATAACGACGGTGGAAATATCTACATTGATGTAGAAGGCAACCCAGTAGAAGTCAAAGCCCAACAAAGTAGCCAGACTGTTCAACCTTCTGCTCCTGTTGCTCCGGCTCAATCAGCCGCCCCACAAGGACAAGGAACAGGTCCGCTACCAGAAACCAATATACAAAGAAACGAATCAACCGCAGCACCAGTGGTAGAATCTCCACAACCTGCTCCCCAAAACGCTCCTACGGGCAGTATCGACCCTAAGACGGTTGAACCGACTGGCGGAAATACCATGAGTGGATTTACTCTTCGGAATAAAGAAACGAAAGAAGTACTTTCTGGCACGTACAAAGTGGTTAACGGACGGTATGTCCTAATTGAAATGGGTGTTTAATCTATGGCTGAACTTCAGACTTTTCCACAACCAAGAGTTCCAACAGCTAATCTTCCTGTGAGTATGCGGGATGAAGCAGCAGCTATGCTTCAGCCTAAACCCGTAGAAATACCTTCCTACGAAGATATTATATCTGGTAAAACCAACGTAATTGGAAAACTGGAAATACCCCAAGCAACTATCGACCTTGCTATTGGTGGCGATCAAAAGGCAGAAAAGTTTATCCGCAGCCGAATCGATGTTGCTAACCTACCTAGTACACAGGAAACGCAACCAATTGCTGGTGTCAAGCGAACCGCAACTGGTGAACTAGAAACGGATCTTCCTGAAACCTTGACGGATAGTCAGCGGGATGTGATGGGTGATTACGTAGAAAATCGCAAGGCTTTCTTTTCATTTTTGGACAGCAAAGTTGTCGATCCACGTGTGCGTGATCTGCTGATTGACCACTACAGTACAGGCGAGTTTTTTAAGGAAACAGGACGGCAGCTTGGTGAGCAAGCTAGATTCGCTGGAAACATCCCAAACTACATTCAGGTATTGGGTCAGTATGTTCTTCCGGCAGTAGTTGAATCAACTCCTAGTATGTTTGGCTTTGAGGTTCCTTCGTTTTCAGAGGCGTGGGCAAAGCGTCAACCAGCCGTAGCTGGAGCCTTTGCATCATATCGTAACCTCTTAGATGAGGCTGGGGTTAGTGCAACGTACGAAGGCTCTATAAACGATTTTATAAAAGAAAAATTTATTGAAAGATATGGTCAGGACGTATACGAGCGTGACTATCAGCCTGAGTTAGAAGGGCTTGGCAAAATCGAATCTCCAATCATTCCATCTGGAATGGGACAGGAACTGTTGGATTTTGGGTTCAACGAACTCGCCCCAACAGAACAAGGCATATCTTTTCTTTTGCAGAACGCCCCAGTAACATCTGGATTTGGTATCCTGCACCTACAAAAAGGTAAAAGTCAATTAGCTAAAGTAGCAAGGGAATCAAAGAAAAATCCTAAGTATGCTGATATGGACCCTGTTACGGCCCTTCGCGAAATTGAAATAGCCGAAAAGTCTAACATGTTCACCCGTGAGTGGAGAAAAGCTACGGCTAGAATTGGTACAACATTTAATAATCGCGGTGCTATCGGTTCCGTAGAAGCTAACGAAAGCGCACGTTCTGCTCTGTTTAATCTAGACAAACGAATTGCAGAAAAAGCAAAGGATTTACGAGCAGAAAAAGCACCAAACAAAATAAAAGTTATTCAAGGTGAACTAGACGCTTTGCAAAGTCGGCGTAATAGAATTATGTTTGGTGGGGCAAAAAATCCGTACATGTTCAACTTGCTTGTTGACGAGTCTATCATTGCTATCGGTCAAACGGCTGGTTACAACCTGTTTCCGCAGATCGGTTTAGACGAAGGTACGGGAGAAGTATTAGGCGCACTTTCATTTGCTTTTGTTGGTCGGCCTATTATAAAAAAGACTGTAGCTGCACCATTTAAAGTTGTTAACTTTTTTACGGGTGGTAACGCAGGTGTAATCGGAATGAACATGGTTGAGATGATTGAAAATCTACCCATGCTTCCGAAAGGTTTACTCGTGAACAGAAGCCTTGCTGAACTAGAGGCAACTTTAGGTCGTCCACTAGCAAGAGAAGAAGTTCAGTCCTTTAAAATGCTCGACAAGATTATGAAGGGTTTGCCGAACGAGCAACGCGAAGCAGTCTTCCGTTCGATTGAAAATTACAACGAACTTCGTGATCGAATCGTAAGTCGGTTTGATGAAGGCGAAATGCGCGACGAAGCTGAACAAATATTCCGCCTATCTTTTGGTCACATCTCTGGTCTTGCTCCTTTGCAGGCTCTAGAATTTAGTTCTTTAAAGAATGTTTCCGGCGAGTCTATCAAGGATGCTGTTTCTTTCCAGTTGCAAAGTGAAGCAAGTTTAGATATTGCCCAAGCTGGCATAACACGTTTGCGGGAAATGATTGCACAGAAATCTGGTGTCGACACAGAGGATACAAAGTTTCTAGCTGGCTGGGTAAATAACTTCCAAGCGGCTGCTGATCAGGAGCGGATGAATATTGTAAAACGGAAGACTGAATATCTTGGGCTTCTGCGTGAATACAAAACCAACGTTTTATCTGACCCGTCGGTTGATATCGATAAAGACCTTGTAAATAATCTCGCTGAATTAGAGATTGCTTTGGTTCCCGGTGCGCGGGAAAACATCGAACAACAGCGTGAGATTATCATGCAAACTGCAACGGACGTTTCTAAACGTCTAAACGACCGTGCTAGAATTATCTCTGACATGCGCGGAACCCCAGAATATCGTAAAGAATTGGGTCGGTTGCAAGAAGATATATACGACTCTCACATGTCAACGATATATGCTCTCGCACGAAATGCTTATGCGGATGCAGACAAAGCAATTGGTGACAGGGATATAGATATCTCTGGTGCAGTTCTGTCTTTTGTAACCAAACAGAAGGATATGGATGCGACTCAACTGCGCGGTTTGTTTAGTGCCGGAAGCGAATTCTTTTCTAGTCGGTCTGGTAAGATGGCACAAAATGCCTTTAATGATATGGCACAGCGGTCTCTTGTTAAAAATATGGGACTCGACCAAGATGATCTGTCAGAGTTGGTTGAATTTGTTACGACAAAGAACCTTGCAGATGGAGCAGCAAACCCTGACTACTTAGGTGATCAGGTATCTTTCATCGACATTGCTTTACATTTCTCCCAGAAAGAGGGCAGTGAATTCTCTCCATTTTCTGCCAAACCTTTTGAGGTTGAAGAAGTACGTCGTCACTTCCAGAAGATGGGTATGTCAAAAGCGGATGACGCATCAGCAAAACCGTTTAACGATGCTGCAAGTGACATGGAAAATTCTTTGAAGGCCATACCAGAAGTGTGGGAAGCCGTACAAACAGCACGAGATACTTACCGCGATTTAATATTCGATCCTACTCGTTCTGGTAGTAAAGGAAATCAGATTGTTGGAGCAGCCACTGGTCCAGAATTTGTAACTAAGCTTCCCGGTGGATACAAGCGTCCGTATAGACTTGGTATGGAGCCTGAGAACTGGCACGAAGATTTGGGTATAGCGATCAAAGATGCCATCGAGGGAAAAGCAAAATCAGCGGATAATGTTAAGGTTTTAATGGATGATCTTACTCGTTTCTGGGGTGATCGTGATGAAACAGGCAACATTGTATTTGATGTAACCACTGAAAAGGGCAGGGCAAAGCTAGAGAATGTAGCCAATCTTGTAAAAGCTAATCTGTATGAGTACTGGGCAGAAGCAAAAGAGGCTGGTTTATCTGAAGCCGTTAGACAAAATGTTCTAGGTGGCGACCTTCCAAAAGGAACTTACAATTTTATGGCGGCTCGTAACTTGTCTGAAAGAGTTGCCCCAGCAATAACAATCATGGTCAAGGACGGAGATGGTCCGGCAAAGCCAAAGCTTTTGTTTGATTTAGATGATATGATTGCTGCAGAACAAGACATCACACAAATTCTTTCTGTTAGTCAGAGTGCTCGTAAGCAGTACGGAGAATTTATTGACGAAGTAAACGGTAAGGTTGGTGACATGGGTCAGATTGCTCAAGAGGCTGTAGGTTTACAAAAACGTACTGTCAATCAACTTGAAGAACTTGCTCAGATGAAAGACCCCAAGAAGTTCTACGAAACTTACATCCTGAATAATGATATCACTCTTGTTCGAAACTTAAAAGCAAATTTCGTCAAAGCTATGACGGACGGCGGAATGTCTGAAGAAGAAGCCATCAGAGAATTTGGTCAGGGTATGACCTACATGATGACCAATGGTTTGATTGCAAGAGCAGGGGTAGCACCAAATCAACAGATTACCTTTAAGGCTCTCGATGGTCAAAAGCGTACCGTTGAAACCATGACAGAGGCTGCTACCATTGTGTCTGATCTAGACAATCCAAATGTAACTGCAATTCTAGAAGAGTTTATGGACGACGATCATATTGCTTTTATGCAGGATATCGGTGAGTACATGTTGTACGCTTCTGGTGCAGCCGCTGTCGCTTTCAAACCGAAGGGGCAAATTCGTGGTATCTCACCAAACGAACTAATCAGTCGTGCATTCAACATTGCTCGTGGAATGGTTAGCCCAACGTACGTGGCGGCAGAATTTGCAGTTCGCCTGATGTCACAAAGCAACGTCAACGCTTTGAGTTTGGCTGCAACCGACAAGGAAGCAGCGCGGATAATGCAAAAAGTCCTAAACACTCCCGGAGAAGTAACGCAGGAAGAATTAAAAACTTTTGGCATAATAGCCAAAGCCTTTGTTGCACGAGAGATTGCAAAGACTGGTGACTTAGCCCCTGCATTCGTACCTCAAGAAGAACTGTATGCGGCTACAATGGAAGCGGAAATGACACAGGCTGAACAATACAAAGTAATGCCATAGATAAAAGGAATTTACTATGAAACAGTATAACAACGGACAACGCAAGGGTATGATGTATGGTGGTATGTCTCGTCGCAAGCCAATGATGTACGGTGGTACAGCAACCAAGCCCCGTAAAAAAGCACAGATGGGTGGGATGATGCAGTCTGCGCCTATGATGCAACCACAGAAACAAGAGAAACCGACCCAGATGCAACCTATGGGTATGTCCATGAATATGGCAGAGGGTGGTAAAGCTTTCCCTGATCTAACAGGTGATGGCAAGGTTACCAAGAAGGATATCTTGAAAGGTCGTGGTGTTAAACTGATGTACGGCGGAAAGGCAAAGACTCGTGGCTAGGAAGGTTATTCGTGCACCAGAGGGCTACCACTGGATGAAAAAGGGCAAGGAGTTTGTCCTAATGAAAAACCCCAAAGACGGCTACAAGCGTCATCGGGGTTCGTTCTTGAATGCACGATTTGAGGTAATTAAGGAACACAAGAAGTCTTGACTTTCTGTGAACACAAACTATATCTCCGGTAATCAACGACAACTAAAAGGAGATAACTATGTTGTTCGATTTGTTAGACATGTACAGCCGTAGCCCAGTTTATGTGGTTAGCGAAGCTGTAATCAAAGAAATGAAAAAAGATGCGGATACTAAGCGTCTACAATACCTCGAATCAATCAAGGAAAAAGTGGATGCTGAAATCGACAAGCTAAAGGCTGCTGCCTAAATATACTGTCTCGATTTATCCAACATCTCATTTCCCATCGATCTGAGATATCTAAGCAGGGATGCTATAGAGTGTGCACCTTCATACTCTGGCATCCCTGAATTCATTACGGACTCTAAATCTTCTGGCGTAACGCCATCCATATTCAGTTCGATATTGCCGTCTTGTTTTAGGTACGCTGTAAATTGAAATAGATTAGCTTTGTGCTGCTTCTTTGCCATTGACGTTCTCTAGTTCTTGAATTGCTAGGTTGTAACAGTCGGCTCTAAATGTGAATCCGTTTGCCGGATCGACATCCCCTCTGTTGTATCGTGTAGCCTTTTTATAAAACGTTTCTTTTGATATCTCTCCCAAGATCCAAGCCTTGCTGTGGTCTGTAAGGATGCGGACAAAGACGTAGCTGTCGCAGTCTTGTTTCGATCCGTGCGCTGCAACAGAGCAATCATAGTTCGGGGATGGTGTGGTATTGCACCGCTTGGTCTTTACGTCGACACGTCGGTTTCCTATCAACAGGTCAAAGTCCTTACTGTTGACAGGCTCACCGCCGACGTACTCCTCAACGATTATTTCTCCGATTGCCCCAACCACATTGCTGAGACTGCCCGTGATGCTGCCCTGTAGATTACCTACAGAGGCAGCTTTCTTTTTGGCACGAGAAATAATATCAGGCGTTATCTTGATTTGTATCAACAGACTCTTCCTTTACAGACGAAACCAACATGTTTGTGAAGGCTGATTGTGCCGTACGTAGTTGGTCTATACCAAACTGCGCCTGTGCAACCTTAACATTCAAATCACGAATCTGATTGACGATGTACTTCTGTTTGTCCTCTAGGGTGTCAAACTCGTATTCTGTTCCATCGATAACGATGATGTCTTTTTGTTCTTCAGACATTACTTTCTTCCTTTTCTCTAGGTAACCAAAATTCTGCCTCTGACCCACAGTCTTTGCATTCCAGAAACGTAATCATAGAATAGTAATTATTGTCTTCTAAGTCAACATCACTGTTCCATATCATTTCACCTTTACAATGCCAGCAACTCACTTGCCTTCTCCTTCTTTGGCTTCTTTCTCTTTTAGTTTCTGCCATTCCGCATAGCTGGGATGGCTGCGGGGTGGGTTGTATTGAACCCAACCGTCACCCCGCTTCCAAACCAACTTACTCATGCTGCGTTCAAGTCCACTACTTCACAGACACCCGCAGTACAAGCCAACTCACGTGATCCACTGGTGTTGTCTTCTTTCTCGAAGTCAGTCAGCTTTTCCCAATCGATCTTGACATCTTTATAGGTCTGCATCCACTCGTTATACTCATCCACATCGATGTCCTGATACGGAGCCTGTTGATAGGTGTGGTCACTGTGAGGAAGGAACGAGACACCAGACGCAACGTCAAAGTTTTCGTATACCCACGCACCGACTTCCATCCATTCGTGTTCCTTTACCGTGATGGTAACAGATGGCTTGTGCTCACACCAATGTAAGGCATAGGTCTTCCACAACTCTAGCTGCTCGATAGCTGTCATCTGAGTTCGTGTAACTGCACCGTCAGGCGACTTCATCGGGAACGAAAAGACAGTCGTAGAGTCTGGCTTCATCATATCACGCTCGTTGTGTACGCCGGTTTCGATCAGGAACTGCGTCAGGGGGTCTTTGTTGTCACCACGAACAGTGCGGATATAATAGTCGTTGTGTCGTGCGTGGATGCCACTCGCTGCATCTACCAATTGCGATACGGTTCCTGATGGCTTGACACAGGTGATTGCTGCGCTAACAGGGATACCAATCTCCTCTGCAATGCGTCGGTTTGTTTCGACAGCGGTTTCCCGCATCTCTTCTAGCCAACGCTTGCTATCCACGTTCTTTGAAAGAAGCGGATGATCCATGATGCCTGTCAGGGACACACCCAACAAACGCTCATCTTCCGTGTTCTTCTTCCAGATGTTACGAAGGTACTTGAAGTCCGTCAGGGTAGACTGCAGGGTTCCCAAGACTGTTGCCAAGCGTACCTTATCTTTAAGGTCTTGAAGGGAGTCGGTTTCACGAACAACTACCTCAGACAGATTACAGAACTGGTAACCACGCAAGATGATTTCAGAACATGGGTTTGTTCCCCACATGTGACCTGTCTCACGACGACCGTTACGAGCAACGTGTTTGTCGGCTGCTTCACGGTTGAACATGCCACGCTCACCAGACTTGCTATCGTACAGGGCAAGCCACTCACGCATGAACGTACCCATCTCAGGCTTTGTCTTGTAGGCAACTGAGTTGTTTGCCAACGCACGTTGCGGCTCAGATTCCCACCACATGCCAGACTTGGCGTGTGCCATCTGATCGTCGTTAAGGTTTGACAGGCTAATCAGAGCAGAGCGACGAACACCCCCTACGACTACGATTTCCCCAATCTTGCACATGAGATCGTGGCACTCGATTGGAAACAGACGGCGACCACGTGCCTTCTTGAATATTTCAACAGTAAAGTTAAACAGATCGACAAGAGGTTGTGGTCCGCTTGCACGACCACCCATAACCTTCAGGCGTTCCCCTGCAGCCCGAACACCGGACACATCCCACGAAGGAATCTGTCCTGCATAGAGCAACGCAATCAACTCGCGCAGTGCCTTTGCCCATCCCGGTTTGCTATCCCCTACTTTAATTACAGTATCGGACTTATTAAAATTATCAGATATAGTAGGTAGCCTATCGACATTTTCTCTCTCCACACTAAAACCAACGCCTGTACCACACATCAAAATATACATACACTCATCGAATGCACGAGGGCTGTCCACAGGAATGTAGCTACAATTGTAGCCACACACTGCGTCACGGTCTAGGGCTTGACCAGCAGTCATCATTGCTCTCATAGAAGGCATGATACGCAGATTGAGGATAGCCTCTTCGAGTTCGTTTCTCAGTGAACTGTCCAGCTTATAGCCGTGCTTGTCGTGCACATAAGAATCCATAAAAGAAATATATCGGGATACAGTCTCATCCCAGTTCTCCCTGCGCTGCTCGTCTTCGATCCAACGTGCATAGCGCGACTTGTGAATGAATTGTTGGTATGGTGTAGGCAACATGTTGTTCATGTTCTTATTCCTCTTCGTGTCGGTTTTTAATTGTTAATAGTCTGTCTGTGTACCATCTGGCTTTGGAAAGGTCTTGGTCTCCGTTTTTGTATCTTTCTCGCCATGTGTACTTGAGGATGTTACCTTTGTAGTATCCTCGTAATTCTTCTGGAGACAACGCCGCCTCGATTGCGTCGATGCACTCAATACCTGCTTGATTATAGTGTGGCGGATTATTGACAAGATCTACTCCCCCGTACGCTTCTTTACCAGCCTGTTCGTTTTCGTCTTCCATCATCTTCATGTATGCTTCGTGTCTCATCGATTGTCTCCGCTGCCCTGCAACATATCGCGGTTCTTGCGATCCTCTAGCTTGTCTAAGTTGCGCTGCGCGACCTCTTCTAAGCTGTATCCTAAGTCTCTTGCAAGAATTGCAACGTACCATAACACGTCTCCTAGTTCCTTTGCAATATCGTCCTTGTAAAAAAGGTCAGGCTTTCCGTCGCGGATAATCTTCTTTACCTTGTCCGCTACCTCACCAGCTTCCCCAGCTAAACCCAGCGCAGGGTACACAATAGCGTATTCGTTGGGGTATATCGCGGTGTCTTCCGCTCTCATTTGGTATTCATCTAGTTTCATTGCTTCGTTCCAAAATCTACTTTAACTACGTTGCCTTCAACTGCTTTGATGGCTTTGGGGTCAGTGATCTCTGCCTCTTCAATCATCTGTTGACCTACCAGTCTAAACTGTATCGCAGCGACACCTCTGTCGTAAACTTCGTCAGTGTGCATACGGATCATATCGAGTGCACCCTCTTGGATAATCATAGCCGAATCAAAGTCTTCATCTTCTTCGTACTTCTTGCTTGTGGTGTCATACGCCGACAGAGTGAACTCATTGTCTCCGGTAGAACGAAGAATGATGTAGTACCTATCCGGTAAAAGAGACAGGGCTTCCATATTCTGTTGGATGTCGTTATCATCTGCCATTTTTTTCATACCAATCTGTTGGGATCGAGCCTTCAGCCCAGATAAAATTATGTCGTTCACACCAAGAAGCGTACGTTGTTTTGCTACCCTTGTAAATCTTATTCGATGCCCTCAGAAATACAAAACGAATATCTAGATTGGGGTGTTGTTTCTTGACAAGCAGCATCTTAACTCTGTCGTCCTTTGTCAAGTGACCCTTTGCTTCAACGTAGATGTCTGACTTTTCTAGGTAGAAGTCAGGTGTATAATTGCGTGGTTCGGGTATATATTGGAATTTTGTTTCTTCGTACCGGAATGGTACTTCGTTTTCTGTCAACGTTCGAGCAAGATTCAACTCGAACTGAGACCTATATCGTGATTTTTTCAAAACTCTAGTCCAATCGATTGAAATCTTTTTATCAGATACCCTGCCAGTTTGGGGGATAGTCTTTCTATATTTGTAAGTTCTGTTGTTAAAGGGTGCATCGGCACACATACATACGCTCCCGCGTGAGATATTCTGCTTATCTTTTGTAGTTCTTCTTCTACAGTCTTTATGTCTCGCACCTCAGTATCTGCGTGGAGCGATCCTTCTTTGCTGTAGTTATTGACAAGAGTGAGAGGCAGGCCGTTCTGATGTATACGCATCTGACAGACCCGCCTTTCTCCCCCGCTCTTCTTTGTCGACTCGATGTAGATATGATACAAGCTTTTGTTCATGTGCATCAAATCTACTTCATAGTTCTTTACAAACAGGTACGGCATCACAGTTCCTTTTTCTTTAGAGTCGAATACCAAACCTGTGGTGGCGACTTTGCTCGTGATGTTACACGACTGTGCAAGATAGCATCAGGCCAACAGTGATATCTATATCCACACAGATTGCATTCGCGTGGAAGCAACTTATTGCCTGTCGAAACCAATTCACCTTTGTTCTTGTAGGTTTCTGGAATTGGCTTGTACGGCTTGAACGGCTTCACATCTGGATTGTTAAGGAACTTGATTCGTTCCGCAGCATCCCTGAGATAGTCTGCCTTATCTTTTTGTGACCAGTCTGGCACGTCGACTACAGCAACCATACCATTTGACTTGTTGACAACTATCCACCCACCGAACGGCAAACCGACGGCCTCACTATACAAGAACCCCTGCATCAAGTAACCAAATGGGTCCTCTTCCTTTAGCTTGTCGTAACCACCCATCCCAGTGAACTTATAGTTGAATGACCAGTCACTTGCAGACTTGATATCCCAGACCTTATCTTGGCCTGTTTCATCTCGCAAGATTACGTCGAGGGTTCCCTTCAATTTCTCCCCGCCGATCTCCAACTCGACCTGCCGCTGATAGTCCACGATCTCGACCCCAGCCTCTTGCATAACTGCCATGAGGATAGATTCAGTTAGGTCACCAAACATGAAACGAAACAGTGTGTTGTATTCCATGTCTTCTTTGATGCCGTGCTTATCCAATACCTGTTGGCAAAGTGGACGACCCAAGCCGGACATACGAAGACGATACACACCCCTGTTATCAGGACTGAGTTGCTTTACAATAGAGTTTGCACAATCGTTTTTAAATGTTTCGATAGTCTCAGGGGAGACAGAAACTTCCCCCCTGAGAGCCTTAGACATGTAGTCTTGAATTTTAAGCAGCGTTAGCATTGTCAAAGTCCGCTGCCAAATCGATGTCGTCATCGTCAGCGAGAAGCTTTGCTGCGTCACGATGCTGGTTCATAACTGTTTCATTGTGACCTTTTACAGTCTCAACAAACTTAGCCATCAACTCCTTGTCGTCTGCACTGATCTCTGGAACTACGCCCTTCAAGGTAGGGTTTGGTGTCCAGTAGGTTACGCTGCCTTTCTTGTGGCGGCTCGTACCCAACAAGATTTCGCACTTCTGCATAACCTTGTTCTGCTTGCTCAAGTTGTTGATGAAGTCGTTCATCGGAATGAAACCAGAACGCTTGAAGTAAGCAACGACAGGTTCGTTATCCAAAACGACCTCGTTACCGTCTACGTCCTTAAATGTACCAGACACCTTAGAGTAAAGGATTTGGTTACAGCTTGCTGCACGAGAGTTGAGGTAAGCAACGTCATCCTTAGATAGACGATCTTCCTCATCACGAGTCAAGCGACCACATTTGTTTCCGCCGTTTGTATCGGGGAACATACCAGACAGTACGGTCTTCTGTACTGACTTGGATGCAAACGTACCGCTTTCCTGATCCCATACGCTGTACTCGAATGTACGAAGGATTGGGCGGAGTACCACTTCTTCTGCAAAGATGTAGCGACCATCCACGTACATCTTCCACGATCCACGAGGTAGGCTCTTACCGTCCTCTGTCTCTGCATCGTAGTTGATGTTGATTCTTGGTAGTCCTTTTTGACCAGTCTGTTTTACATTCTGACCACTTGCTGCCATCAATGCTTCATCGTTGTCTGCATTCATAGCTGCTACAATTGCGTCCATATCATTCATATTCATTAAGTCTGTCCCTGTATCCATGATTTTTCATGCTCCTGTTGTTAGGGTTGTAGACTGATACTACAGGTCTACTTCTGTCAAGTCAAGCCAATTTTTGCCTATTTTTAATTCTATTCCGACAGGCATATCATAGGCCACATTATATCTTCTGATTGTCTCTTCAGGTAACGACATCATTGCCTCTGTCATCAGCTTGATACAAATATCTTTTTCGTCTGGGTGTACATCTACCACAATAGAATCGTGTACCGTGTTGCATATCACAGAAATAAGTTTTCTGTCAAGGAACAAATTTTGCAGCTTGACAAGAGCGATAGGCAATAGGTCAGCGGTAGCAAATCCCTGCACCGGATAGTTACAGATTGCAGTCCGATTTGTAGCCGTACCCCACTGAGTCCAACGTTCGTGAGGGAAGGCATATTGCCTGCCGCTTGGAAGGGTGATTAATCGCTTCTGGACGGCCTCTCGCTGGAGTTGCTCGTGCCAAGCGGTGACACCCTCATACTTTTCTTTAAAGGCTCTGTAGTAGCGTTGTTGAGCGTCGGTTCCGGTGACACCACCATACAACGGCTTGAAGGTGTGAGCCTTCGCTTCTTGTCGGCTGCATCCGATAATACTGGCAGTATAGCTGTGAACATCTGTACCCTCATTTACGTCGATGTAGGCTTGGCTGTCTTTGGCTAAGAATCCGGCTACCCGAAATTCTAACTGGGAATAATCCCCCTCAAGTATCGAGCCACCCTCGAAGCGGCTCTCGACCACCTTCCGTATAGCGAAGGTATTTCCACGTGGCATATTCTGAAAGTTAGGATTTCGACTCGAAAGACGACCCGTCGCAGTAACACACTGCATAAACTCTGGATGTATAAAACCATTCTCGTCAACATTATTCTTCATTCCTTCCACAAATGTTGATAGGTAAGTACGAAGCGCATTGTAGCGCACATAGGCAACAACAAACTCGTAGGCATCACCGGACAGGTCAGTCTGTCGGTTTTCTAAAGTAACCTTGTCGGTTTTGAATCCGGCGGATGCCGTATCCATCGGATCACGCGGAACCAACTTGAAGCCAGCAACCTCGCCGGTAGGAACGTAGATAACTCCTGTGCCACTACACGGCTTACAGATACGGATTGCTTTGCCTAGTGTGCCATCTTTCTTGCGAGGGCTGACACGGCCTTCCCCACGACAATCGGTGCATTGATGTCCGCGTGTCTTTTGAACTACCTCTGTCATGCGGCGGACAGTTGAGTTGAACTCACTGCGTTTCATTCGGGTACGCAGCTTGGGTTTCATTGTGGAGCCACGCATCTCGTGACCCAGATTAAACATACGAGACCACGCGGGTTTATCCTTCACTTTGCGGGAATACAGTAAGACGCTGCGATCATCAGGGCTAGACAGGTTGACCGGAGTGTCACCCATAGCTTCCCGCGCCAGTTCGTTGAGGCGTACCTCAAGGATGTCCATCTCTTCTTGGTATTCTTTCTCGATCTCATCGAGAGTCTGTAGGTTTATCTTGAGTCCCTGCTGCTCAATACGAGCGAGGGTATCTGTCATTTCAAGCGAAAGCTTTAACGTCGGTATCAAGTTGTTGGTCATTGAATAGTTCCTCAAAGGTAGTGCCAAAGGCATCAAGCTGTTTAAGTGCAATCTCTTCAGTAGCAAGTACGTCAGCTTTTCC